AGAGTTGTTATACCCTCTACGACGGTAACTCCTGGAATATGGCGACCAAAGGCCGATGAATGAATATCACGCTTGTCTTTGTAAAACAAATCGTGGTTGCCGGGAAACCAAAAAAACTGCTCAAAGGCAGCACCTAGTTTTTCTAAACAGCGTAGACTACTATCTAATGTGAATAGGTTTAGGCTGTTTCGGTTGTGACTCCAATCGCCAAGGAAAATGCAAGTTTCACACCCTTGCTCCTTGGCGGTTGAAATAAACCAATCTACGAATTCTTCGCAATCTTGTAAATGTGTTGATGAATTGGACTTTAGACCATAGTGGATGTCGGTGAAACATGCCACTTTTTTAAATAGACCCATTATTATAGTTCTCCTATAAAAAGTATAGCGTGTACAATACTAAAGGTCAAGTAATAATGTCTTCGTTTTCTAGCTCTTCTTCGTCCGAGATATCTTCGCTCTTAGGCATACGCATATTTTTATATAGTTCTGCTTGGCGAGCAATTTCTTCGGCATACTCTTGGCTGTTTTGTCTTGTTAGACTTGGAGTCAATCCTGCTTCTTCCAACAAGTCATCGCGAATATTTTGACTCTTCTTTTCAATATTTAGAATACGAGTGAATGAATTTGTTACTGCGGCAGTATAGTAGGCAAATGGATTCTCGGATTTTGATTCATCAAACTGTAGTCCAATCTGACTTAGTTGAAGAATAGCCTGTCCTTTCATTTCATCGACATAAGTATACCCACGCCAGTTGCTACGTTGGGCATAGCGTTCGCTGAGTTTGATAAACATTTTGCCAAGATTTTCAGTAATGCGTCCGTGTTCTTTATTAAACTTACCAGTTTCGATAGGACCTTTCCAATGGCTTTTACCTACACACATTAGTTCGCCTTCGTCGTTAAACTTCCAATGTTGGAAAGGAGGAAAGTTTACTTTTTCATGACTGTCTGCACGATTTTTAACAGTCTTCTTGCGTCCCGGGGCAAGCGGGATATGATCGAATGTCATTATTCTGATTACAATATCTGTTTTTGCGATAGTTTTATAATCAGGAGTACATTCTGCTAGTTTGATTTTCTTATCGCCATCTGCTCTTGCTTGAGCAAATGCTTGTAAACCTAGTCTTTTAGCACGAGCACGTTTGGCATCTGCTATAGTTCTAATGTTTACCTTGTCGAGACTTGTTAAAATGATATCGTGTTGTTGATATTCAGGTTGCAAAAAACTTGAAAATGAACATTTACTACGATGAATTTCTGCTAATAAGTCTCTGTTGTTTAAGTATTTTACCTTTCTGCCGGTCGGCGCGATAGTTGTTGTTGTCATATTGTTATTATTTTCCTAACTTTTTTAGTTTAGCACGGAAATTGCTAGTGTCAACCGAATCTTTAAAATATTAGCACTTTATTTAAGGTTAAATAGTATATCAAGGAATAATATTTATGCCCCTTTCCGGAAACTATCAATTTGTATCTAATACACCTACAGCAGATGTAGCCAACGCCCCTGTGGTTGGTGCTTCAGACTATAATGCTAATGTATTAGCGGCTATTGCTAAAAATCCTGCAGGTACCGTTACAGCCAGTGGCGCTGCTCGACCTGCACAAAGTATTCCGGGTGCTGAAGTAGGTGTACAGTTACAAACTCCTTTAGTTACTAATGCTAATAAAAAAACTCAAGATATGAGAGTTAGAATTCAAGTACCTACATTATATCAATCAGCAGTATATACGTCTGGCGCTGGCGGCAATTTAAAATCACTGAATAGCATTATTTTTCCATACACTCCTCAAATTAGTTTTGAACACAAAGCCGATTATGCTACTGAAAACCCAATTCATAGTAACTATTCAATCAACTTTTATAAAAGCAGTTATGTAGGTGACATTAGTATTCAAGGTGTTTTCACTGTACAAAATACTACAGATGCTGTAACTTATCTTTCAACTGTGCATTTGTTAAGAGCATTGACTAAAGGTAGATTTGGTGGTAGTGATAATCTAGCTGGTAGTCCGCCGCCCATTTGTAGATTACATGCCTATGGAACTTTTATGTTAGATAGCGTTCCTATTGCTATTCAAAGTTTTAAAATAGATTTACCAAATGATGTAGATTATTTTTATTTGAACGATCCTTCATTTCTAGAAGCATCAGTTCCTACCAAATCTACTATAATTCTACAATGTAAACCTATGTACAGTAGACAGGAAATGCTTGACAATACAGTATCAGGATGGATAGGTTCTCCTGCTCAACGCCAAAAAGGATTATTATAATGGCTGTCTATAACTCATTAAGTCCGTATTATACAACAAATCAAGCGTATGGTTATTTGGATGTTATAAACTGGAGACAGATACCTTCAGAAGTAGATGATATTTTATATACCATTCCTAAAAACTATGAATTTAGACCCGATTTATTGTCTTTTGACTTATACGGTGATGTAGGTTTATGGTGGGTATTTGCTGTAAGAAATCCTCAAGTTATTCAAGATCCTGTTTTTGATATGATAGCTGGCCTACAGATTTATCTACCTAAACTAAGTTCAATTAAAGTAACTTTAGGAATATAATATGCCTAATGCAGATAATCTTTATTCACCGACTGGCTATCCTTGGCAATCAGTAACATATGGAACTCTTTCAGGCAAATCAACTGATAGTTCAGTACAACGTAAAACTTCTAATGCAGGGTGGCCTCCTACTGTAACAGGTAGCGGTGTTGGTCCTACTAAATCTAATCTAGAGGAATTAAAAGCACAACAACGAGCAACTCCTGGAGAGAATGTTTTAAACAAATATAGATCTGTATCTTATAACCTTACTTTTGCGGCTTTAAACAAATCGCAAATTAATGACCCCTCGTCATTTAATCCACAAAGACCTGGATTTATTATTGCTTCTACAAAAGGTAAGACTCAAATGGGGCCTAGTCCGACATTTAGTAATGTTCCTGCCCCTCCGTCTACATCTGCAAGTTCTCAAGATACTACTACCTACAAATTTGTTGACGAAATAACGGGACAAGTCCAATCAAATAATGTTGTTGAAAATAATGTTCCTTCTTCTATTCCTAATGAAACATCGGGTATAGTAAATCAACAAAATCAAACTCGCCAATCGCAAGTTGATTCTTATAATAAAGTAAGTTCTGGAAAATACGACATGTATATCGACAATGTTGATATAGTAACACTATGTTCTTATACAAACGATGTTAAAACAGCATTGGCTACCGAAATACATTTTGAAATTGTAGAACCTTATAGCATTAATGGATTCATGGAAGCCATACAAGCTGGCGCTTTATGGGGAGGATTTAATGATTACATTTCTGGATCTTATGCCCTGATCGTGGACTTTTATGGGTATCCAGATGACGAGGGTACTCCGGACCCTGTGCTGATTGCAGAAGCAACTCGTGTGTTTACAGTTGGTATCATAAATGCAGAAATTGATATCAATAATAGAGGAACAGTATATAAAGTAGCCGTACAACCAGTTAGTGCCAAAGCCCTAAAGGTATCGTCGTCTAGTAATACTAGAGGTATGACTATTAAAGGTAAGAGCGTAGAAGAAATGTTAAAAAACTATGCTACCATACGTAATAATCAAAACATAGATGATGCTCAATCTACTAATATTCCTGTTGCCCAAGTTGATTCTTATTCAATAATTTTTCCAAGGCTTGATGAAAACGGCAATCCTATGGTAGATAAAAACGGTAACATTATAGGAGAACCTAATGAAATTGCTAAAGCAACTCATAAACATGTAAACCCTCCTATGAACGATACTGCAACACCGGGTACAGCATATCAGGTGTCGTCACAACTAAAACAGCCTAGTAGTGCTTCCGGTTCTAATATTGTTTTTGACGAACATCAAGCAACCTTTGCATCTGGTGTGGACATTCTAACTGTGATACAATCTGTAGTTATGGATAGTTCTTATATTGGCGATACACTAGAAGCATTTTATAAAAGCGTTAAAAATAAAACAAGTTTAGGTAGTAACATAGTTGACGAAAACGGCAACATTAAATATTTTAGTGTTATTCCAAAAGTCTATGTAAATCCTGGAAATAACAACGAAACAAATCAGCCCCCTACAAAATATGTTTACATGGTTGTACCGCGTAAGATATTATATAATTCTGCATTACCCGGAGCTAGTCGAGATGTAATTTCTCAAAAGGTCATTAATAATCGAGTTAGTCGTGTTTACAACTATATCTATACAGGACAAAATACCGATGTATTAGATTTTAAAATAAAGTTTGATGCACTATTTTTTGAAGAGTTACCAAAAGCAATGGGAAACTCAACACAGAATCCTTCTGCTACTAGTTCTTCTCCTAATAATTCAGCTAACATAGAACGTAATCCTCAACCTTCTGCTCAAGCATATAATACTCCGCAGGCAACTGCTCCGCAAAAAGGAACGTATAATCAATCTTCAAATGCCCCCGACGGGCAGGTAAATGCTAAAGATAGGATAGAGGAACCGTGGGAACAAATTAAAAAAGCCATGTATGGTGTAATAAACAATAGTAAGTCGGGATTAATCAGTGGAGAAATAACTATATTAGGTGATCCTTTCTTTTTAACTGATGCTTCAAACGGTAATAGTTCTATGGTTTCGCCGGGAGCGTCGATAAAATCTACAGTCAACCCTTCAACTAGCGAAGTTAATATTTTAATTAATTTTAGAAATCCTACCGACCTTAATGATGGTACTGGATTTATGCAGTTTGATAATAATGAAGTAGCATTCAGCGGAATGTATAAAATTATTTCTATTAGGCATGAATTCAAACGAGGAGTTTTTAAACAAACATTAGAAATTGTTAGATCTCCTAGTCAGGCAACAAAAACTTCTAGTCAAGAAGAAAGTACTCCGGGATCTTCTTGGAATTCTGCTGCCAATCCGAATGATCAAAGTGCAGTTAACTCCGGTCCTATACCAGCACCAGTTAACGGCAATCAAATTAATGTAAATGCGGTAACTTCGTTGCCTACCACAACAAACTCTGACCCTGGATCATTAAGCGGAAACTTATCGGGCGCCAGTGGAGCACAAAATTCCGTATCTTCTTTATACGGTATTGCTCCTGGAAATAACACTTCGTCGCTGGGCATTAAAGCCAGTGCTGGTGCATTATTTGCTGCTCAATCTTCTTTAAACGAATCGGCAGCATTGGTTACTTCTGCACAAAAAGTTCTCAACCAAGCAATACCTGGAACATCTTTAGCACAGGTTACTAATGTTGCATCGACACTAAACTCGAAATTATCAAGTGTATTAAATCCCAACGCTCTTGCTGTGTCTCCTAGTTTGGCAATAAATCAAGTGGGACAAAATATAAATCAAGTGCTAAATGGCTCAGTTAATAACATTGCTAATCAGTTCAAAATAAATCCTGTGGGTCTTACTGGGTTAACTGGAGCAATATCGGGGGCATTGTTGGGTAGTTTAATAGGTAGCGGCAAAGGCAAACAAGTAGCAACCGCGTTAGGTGCGTTAGCGGGATTGGCTGCAACTATACCAAAAAATGTTAATCTACAGCAAGCGTCTAGTCAAGGTTTGAACATCGAAGGAATGACACAACAAGAAATAAAAAATCTACCTCCTATTGTGGCACCTCAGGTTCCTAATCTCACATCCTTTATTCCTACTACGACCGCAGTTGGTATCAACAATCCTTTGTCTAACCTTACTTCGGGTCCGTTAGCATCAATACAAAGTGGTCAACTTGGTTCTGGATTATATCAAATAACACAGGCTACAAATATATCTACATCCGTTGAAGGAATACAACAACTTACTGGACAAGCAGCCAGTGTGGGTCAGTCTGTAATAAACACAGTTGGTAGTAAAACTGTAGCCTCATTATCACCACTTGTAAATACTATAAACGGATAATAAAATATGGCATTTGATGAACGAGCAAGAGTCCCTCCCAAAAATTCAGGACCATTCATTGCGGTTATTACTAATCATAACGACCCTTTAAAAATGGGTCGATTAGAAGTTGCCCTGATAGACGGTATGCAAAACTCCACTACTGTCAAAGGAGAAACCTATGTTGCCAAATATTTAAGTCCATTTAGTGGCGCAACTTCTGTTGACTATGAAGGCTCCGATGCTTCCAAGTTCAGCGATGTACAAAAGAGTTATGGCTTTTGGATGATACCTCCTGACATCGGTAGTAGAGTTATGGTTATTTTTGCACAGCAAGATCCTAACCAATGTTATTGGATCGGTAGCGTACAAGATACATATCAAAACTACATGATTCCTGGTATTGCGGCTTCGTCATCGACTTATATGACATCTGAGCAGCAGCAAAAATATAGTCAGGCTACCTATTTGCCAGTGGGCGAATACAATAAAAAGACTGAGTTATTAAAAGATCCTAGAATCGATCAAAAACCTAAACCAGTTCATCCATTCGCTGATAGACTTTTACAACAGGGTTTATTAATGGATCCTGTTCGCGGTCCTACATCTAGTAGTGCTCGCAGAGAAACACCTAGTCAGGTATACGGAATCAGTACACCTGGCCCATTAGATCCCAAAGGACCTGTTAGAGCCATTAACGGTGATAAGAATGTTGTTGCCCCAGTTAGTCGATTAGGTGGTTCTACATTTGTCATGGACGATGGTGATGTCAACGGACAAAATGAACTAGTTAGAATCCGTACAAGAACAGGACATCAAATCTTGTTACACAATACCAATGATTTAATTTATATCGGTAACTCTACAGGAACAACATGGCTTGAAATGACCAGTCATGGTAAGATAGATATATTTGCTCAGGATAGCATTAGTATTCATACTGAAGGTGATTTTAACTTTAGAGCAGATAGAGATTTTAATTTAGAAGCAGGCCGTAACTTTAAAATCACAACCATGGGATCAAATGCTGGAGATGTTAGTATAACTTCTGGCGGCAACTTAAATGTTACAGGAACTAAGTTCTTAATGTCGTCGCCGGGGGATTTTAATCTTTCAGCAGGCGGCAATATGAATTTACATACCGGAGGAACTTATGGATTAAGTTCTAAATCTGATATAAACTTATTGTCTGGTAAAAATTCTAATCTAACCGCAACATCGCAGTTTAATATAAAATCTGGTTTTAAAAATGTAGTAGCAATCACTGCTGGTACAGATATATCTTTAAATGCTAAAGATTCTGTTACTGTGGGAAATACTACAGATTCCCCTCCAGTGTTGTACACTGACAACTCCAGAACTCCTACTGTTGCCGATGCTGCTACTGCGCCTACAGTTACAAAACCTATATCGCCGACATTATTCAGTGTGCCGGTCCGAGATGTTTCCAAAGGTTGGCAAAATGGAAACCTATATAATGGCGGCACCTTATTGACAACTATGCAACGTGTCCCTATGCACGAGCCATGGGATCAACATGAAGATGTTAATCGTCTACAGTTTTCGTTGGCATATACTGATGCTGGAATAGGTCCCAGTGTTAGAGCTTCTAATGGATCAGTCATTCCTGCAGGACCTAGTGCAAATACCCCTTATCCTGCACAAGCTGGTCCAGGCATAGATAATGGCGTAGTTCGCGGACAAAAATTCCCATGGAGCACTGATCAACCTTTCTTGGAAGCAGTTAAGAATGTAGCTGAAGGATTTAATTTTGACCCATTAGATTTATTAGCAGCAATGTGGAATGAAACTGGCGGAACATATGATCCTGCTATTAAGAATCCATTAGGATCAGCTACAGGATTGATACAATTCTTAGAATCTACTGCTAAGGATTTGGGTACTACTACAGCACAGTTAGCGCAAATGACTCGTCCTCAGCAAATGCAATATGTGCAGAAATATTTTAGTAAAGCCGGTTGGCCTAGTGGACAAGCACCTAATCCTACTATTGCCAATGTCTACATGACAATCTTCTTACCGAAGTTTAAGTTTGCATCTCCAACCACAGTGATTGCAGATGGTACACCAGGATCTCCAACTTATCAATGGTATGCTCAAAATAGTGGGTTTGATGTTGCTCCTAAACAAGGTGTTATTACACCTGCTATGGTTGCTGCCAAAGCAAGTTTGCGTAGAATTTCTGTAGTGAATTGTTTAACTGCTGCTGGTGTGGGCATTGTCAAAGGTAAACCGGATTACTTTGTAGTTCCTGCACCAAGTACACCTAATGCTGGAACCCCTGTTACATCTAGTGACGGTACTATTGTTACAGATGGTTTGGGTAATCCTGTTACTACTTCTCCAACTTCTAGCTTTTTAGGTGGACCATAAATAGTATATCATGCCCTATAAATCACTTGTAATCACTAATGCTGCCACAGTTTATCAACAACCTGCTAAGACTAGCCAGTTTTATGTAGGGTTTAGTAGCGTGGATATTTCTAACACTAACTCTAAACTTTATGATTTAGATTTAATTATGCAAGACATTCTAAATCAGTTCAACACACGCAAGGGCGAACGTGTTATGAACCCTGCATTTGGTTCTATAGTCTGGGATGTTATTATGGAACCAATGACAGACGATATTTTTCAACTGTTAAGTAACGATATAAAAACTATTTGTACCAGTGATCCTAGAGCATATCCTATTAAAATGAATGTAAATGAACAACCAGGGGGCTACCTGATCGAAATCACAATGGTTCTAACTGGAACTAATCAATCCCAATCGATGATTTTAAACTTTAACCAATCTACTGGGTTAACTGCTCGAACTGTACAATAATATATGCGGTTTATAGCTGCTATAAATACGGTATAGATAAAAAATTATGACTATCCCAACCACAAAATCAAAATTACTTATTACACAAGATTGGACAAAGATTTACCAATCGAAATCTAATGCAGAGTTTCAAAGTTACGATTTTGACACCCTTCGTCGTATTTTAATCAGCTATCTTCAAGAAAACTATCCTGAAGATTTTAACGACTTTATTGAAAGTAGTGAGTATATTGCCTTAGTGGATCTTATTTCTTATCTAGGACAAAATTTAAGTTTCCGTATCGATTTAAATGCACGTGAAAACTTTTTAGAAACAGCACAGCGCCGCGATAGTATTCTGCGTCTAGCACAGTTAGTAAGTTATATTCCTAAACGTAATGTACCCGCAAGTGGTATGTTAAAGATTTCTGCGGTTACAACTACTGGAAATGTATTCGATGCCAATGGCAATAACCTAGCAAACAATCCGATTATCTGGAATGATGCTACTAATGCTAACTGGTATCAACAGTTTATTACAATTTTAAATACCGCAATGCCTGGCTCTATGTCATTTGGTACTCCAAATGATAGAAACACAAATCTAAATGGAGTTTACACAGAACAATATATTATTAATAGTTCTAATAATGATGTGCCGGTGTTCAGTTTCAATCAAAATATCAACGGATCTTCGATTGATTTTGAAATTGTTCCTGCTACTTTTTCTGGACAAACTTATGTTTATGAAGATACACCGTTGCCAGGAGCACCTTTTAAAATAATTTATCAAAATGATAACCAAGGCCCCGGTAGTCCTAATGCAGGCTTTTTTGCAATGTTTAAACAAGGTAGAATGTCGGCAAGCGGATTCTCCCTAGTAAATCCAGTACCTAACGAAATTGTAGGTATCAATGTTAATAATATCAATAACTCCGATGTATGGTTATGGCAACGTAATCCTAACGGACAATATTCTACATTATGGATACAGGTTCCGGCAATCAGTGGAAATAGTGTTATCTATAATAGCCTAAGTCTAAACAATAGAAATATCTATAGTTTAAGTACTAGGGATCAGGATCAAATTGATTTAAACTTTTCTGATGGTAACTTTGGTAACTTGCCTACAGGACAGTTCCAGTTGTTCTACCGTCAAAGTAACGGAAATACATACACCATTAAGCCTGAGCAAATGGCAGGTATAACTGTTAATATTCCATATGTTGATAAAAATGGATTAAATCAAACATTAAGTTTGATCTTAAATCTTGAATATACTGTAAGCAATAGTGCTCCGGCAGAATCAAATATTTCTATTCAACAAAAAGCTCCACAACAATACTATACACAAAATCGTATGGTTACTGCTGAGGATTATAATATTGCTCCGCTAACTTATACAACCAATGTTCTTAAAATTCACAGTGTTAATAGAATCAGTAGTGGAGTAAGCAAATATTTTGAACTTAGCGATGTTAGCGGAAAATATAGCCAAACAAACATCTTCTGCGATGATGGCATTTTGGCAAAAAACATTACAAGCTCCACAACTTCTTTTAGCTATGCTACACAAAATGATATTTGGGCAGCATTTAAAAATGATTTAGATCCTGCGATTGCAAGTACCGAATTATATTCCTTCTATTTAGATTTATATAGAAAATCTCATCCTGTTTTATCTAATCCAACATTTAATCTTACATGGAACTTGTCTAATGTTGTTGCTGGTCAAAGTCGAGGATATTTCATGGGATCTATTCCGACCATAACAGGTCAACCTAATCCTATTGTATCTCCTCAGGCAGTTGGACCACAGTACGCATCTATTTCTTATGTATTATATTATGTCACACCAGGGGCAATGATTAAATTTAGAGCACCTGACAATGTAGACAATCAAACTCAATACTTTGATGCCAATGGAAATATTACAACAACTACTCCTAGTCAAGATCCTACAGTTTCCTTATATCTATGGACCACCGTACAACAAGTTATTGGTACAGGCTCCAACAACGGTTTAGGAAATCTTAGCGATGGCACCGGTCCTATTATTTTAACCAATGTTATACCTGACGGATGTATCCCTGTGGAAGTTGTGCCTGCATATTCTAATAGCTTAGGGTATTCATTTGAAACTAGTCTTATTAACTTATGTTCTTCTAAACTAACATTTGGTCTAACAATCAATACTTCTACAAGAACATGGAATGTAATTTCAAGTAATAACTTAAATCGAGCATTTATCACAGACACTTCGATGTTTGATTATGCTGGAGATACAACAAACGGTCAGTTAGATGCTAGTTGGTTAGTAATGTTTATGTGGAATCCAACTTCACAAAGTTATCAAATTATATCGAAGAATGAACAGTTTATTTTCCAAAGTGCTACTCAGACTGGATTCTATGTAGATAACAATAAAATAAATTTCGACTACACAAATAACTCAGTAGTCAAAGATAAAATTACTGTCTTGTCAGTTAATGCAGCAATAACCAATACTAATGCAATAGTTAAAGGATTTCCACTGCCTACAGATTATACATGGCAAATTGATAACTCGATAGTTGAAGCCGATGGATATATTGATCCGTCTACTGTAGTGATTAGCTATTATCAAGATCAAAATAGTCAACAGTTTAGTCAAATTTC